AAGCGAGCGGACTACAATGGAAATTGAGCGCGAGGCCGATGCAATCGCCGATCAAATCTTGCCCGGCACCGGCACGAAAAAAGGCGTAACGCCCCAGGCGCACGTTATAAAATCGCGCGTCGTGAGCGAGGCGATTGCCGACGGCGGTACGCCGGCGAGCGCCGATAGCATTGCATTCATGCGCTTTTCATCGTGCATTATTTTCGGCGGGTCGGAGATCGGATCGAATATCACCGGATTGCCGATCGACAAGAGATCGCGCGCCGTCGGCTCGCGAAACACGAGCGTTGTCACGGTTTGCCCATGCGCCTCGATCGGCCGCGTGAGCTCGCATGTATAGCCCGGCAATGGCGACGCCGGCTCGGGATCGGGGATCGGCGGCGCCGTTGCCTCGCGGGCTTTGATATCGGTCACGTTGACGGCCATGTGTTGTTTTCCTTATGCCGCGACCGCGACCTCGTCGCATTGCATACCCTCGAAGCGGACATGGAATTGCCCGTCGCGGGTATTGACGGTCGAGCGTTCCGCGCGCCAGGCGTTGCGGAGATAGTAAACCGTGCCGTTGGCCGCCTCGACCGTGATCGTTGCGTCGGTGATCGCGTCGATATCCTCGACGCTCGTGCCCTCCAACGTCGAGACGTCGCCGGCGACGTACGGGACGACCGGCAATTCGGAATAGCCGTGGACCGCGTCTTGCCCGGCGATCCCGGTCCTCTCGTAGCGTGACGGCATGACTTCAAGATTGCCGCGCACGGCGAGTTGCCTGCCGTCGACGGACCAATAGGCGACGCCCGCAAATCGGTTTGACATGGATCAAGCTCCTTTCGGTTTTTCAGTTAGGCCGCGAGCGCGAGCGGGAATTGCAAGCGGAATTGCGCGAGCACGGCGAACATTCTCATTTGATTGATAACGTCGCCGGGCCACAGAACATTGACTCGATTCGGATCGACGTCGTCGCGCTCGACGATCAACGCCGCCTTGAAGGCGTTGCCGTTTTCGACCAGGCCGTCGTATTCGCATTGGCGATATTCCGAGATCAATTCGCCCTTGAGAATGTTCGGCGTGACGATCGCCTGACCGGGACCAAAACGAGTCCCGTTGTCGGCAAGTTTCACACGCGGATATTTATTGGTAATGCTTTGCCGCATACGGCGGAAAAGCTCGGCCAAGGTTGCGAGCGTCGTCATGAGCTCGTAAGCGTTGTCGGATTGCCCGAGCGTGTTCTTTTGGTACGTCGTTTGCTCACGCGCGAGCGCGGCGATCTCGCCGGCGTTGACCATTTGCACGGCGAGGCCGACGCCGGCGAGCGCGTTGAGTTGCGTTTTGTTAAAGCGCAAATGTTTCGGCGCCGGCGTGATGCCGTCGAGCGTCAAGGTTTGCAACGGCCGCGCCGGGTCGATCGACAACGCCCCGGCGGCGCGCGCGCAATAGGCGCCGATCCATTCATAGATCGGCGACGGCGAATCCGGCTCGATCGCTAACAGCGAAACGACGCCGCTGTTATTGGTCGGCCCGTACGAAAAGAGGTTGGCGTAAGTGTCGCGCTTTGCGCCGATCACATGCCCATAAACCTCGCGCAACCATCCCCAACGACCCGAGTCCGAGAATCCGTATTCGGTTTCCCAGGCGAGCAAGGTGCCGCTATCGTTGAAACCGAGGCCAACATATTCGTAAGGCTCGTCGCCGAGGTTGGCGATCGCGGTCGTCCAGGTCGGCACGCCGACGCCGCTCGTAAGGTTAAAGCCGGTCGCCGGCGTGACCGTGAATCCCGGCGGCAACATTTCGCCGCCGTTCGGCCCGAGGACGTTATAGTCGACGGCGATATCGTTGGCGGTGATCCCTTTCCATTTTGACGTCAATGTAACGACCGCGCCCGCGGCCGCCGCGGTCACCGGCAAGTCGGGCATCGCCATAATGGCGGCCGCGATATTGGTCCCGACCGTGGCAATGGGATCGGCGGTCGCAACGCCGACCGATACCTTTTGGCCGGCAATATAAAGCGCGAGCTCGCCGGCTTGCGTCGCCGGCGTCGCGACCGTGATCGTGCCGGTTGCGGCAACGCCGGCCGCGGCTTGCGCGATCGGCAATAACAAAACCGGCGTCGACTTATTGAGCAAGAAAAATTCCTGGTACATGCGCGCGAGCGGCGAGCCCTGGCCGGCGAGATTGATCGCGTCGGCGACCGATCCGCACGCGATCGGGACGTCGACCGGCGCAACGCCGGCGGCAAGCTTGTAGTCGACGAGGAGCGCGTATTTTTGGCTTGTCGGCGTACCGGCTTGGCTCGGGTCCACTTCGATATATACGAGTGGGAGCTTCCACCCTGACGGTATAGAATTAAACGAAATCGGCATAGGTCGACTCCCTGGTTAGAAATGAAACGGCCCGCTTTCGCGGGCCGGGTTTGTGCTTACCGTGGCTTGCGTTTCGGCGCGTCGGCGTCGTCTTTTTCGCTCGCCGCCTCATGCGACGGCGGCGATGCGGCCGCGCGTTGCGGGTCGCCGCTTCCTTCCGGCGGCACCTCGGTAATGTCGCCGTCGCGGATCAATCGAAACGTATATTGATCGGCCGTCCACTCGCCGCCCTCGGGCGGCAATTTGCCGTCAATCGGATGCGGCGGAACGTCGTCGCGGTTTGGTGTTACTTTGATTTTTGCCATTGCGTCCTCGCTTGGTTGTATTGATCTCGCCAGTTTGCATGTTCCACTCCATTTCGACGATCGGCGCGTCGGGATTTTGGATCGGCCGCGCGTCGATATGGAGCGTGATAAAGTCGTCGGTTATGGTCGGCTTGAATATCGCGGTGCCGAGGTCGGCGGTCATGTCGAATTGCAATTCGAGGAGCGGCGTCTCGTTGTCGAGCGCGACCGATCCGTAAACGTGCATCCGCTCGCCGCGCGTGATCCCCTGCAAAAGCTTGTTATTGAATCCGGTAAACGTCGTATCGCAGAGCAAGCCGGTCGTGATCTCGGCGAAAGCCTGGTCGAGCGTCTCCTCGCCTTCCTCGTTTTCGTTGTCGAGCACGATCACGGAAAACCCATAGCGCGCGCTATCGCGCAAGCGGATATCGCCGGCGTTGCTATCGCCCTCGGGGACGAGGAGCTCGTTGATTAGATAGACGCCGCAATAAGGGAGATCCTCCGTTTGCACGCGGAGCATCTTGTTTTTTGCAAACGTGAAACCGTTAAAGAACGGCATCGCCTTGACGCGATCGTAAATCGCGTCGCGCACGATCAACGCCGGCGTTTGCGTCATGGGATAGTGCTTGCCGGCTTGACCAATTTGAGCGCCGGCGTCGGCTTGGCGGTCATGATCTTGCGGAGCGTGAGCGTCGTCTCGCCGCCGCCGTTGCGGCTTGTGTCGATCACCTCCCAGGCGCCGGCGTCGGGCAAGGTGCCGTCGGCCGGGATCGTGAGTTGATCGCCCTGGACCGGGACGATCGTAAATTCGTTGTCGCGGACGTCGAGGATCGTGCGTTGCTCGGAAATGATCGAGCCGTCGATCGCAACGACGTCAATCGAGATCGTGTCGAATATGCCGCGCGCCGGCGCGCCGTTGACGGTGATCGCGCGCGCGAATGTCTCAAAGCATGGCAAATACACTTGCGCGGAAAAGTCGACCGGCATCGCTTACCCTTTGCCTTTTTGCCGCTTGTAAATCGTGATTGCGCGATAGCCGCTCGGCGCGACGAATCGCTTGCGTGATTTGCGGAGCCGCTTGATCGTGGCGCCGCGTTGCGGGACCTTTTTGCCTTTGTGCTTGACCGCGTTCCGCACCGCGACCCGCATATAGGTGCCGAATTTTTTGAACGTCGGTTGCGCCAGGTACGCCGGGTCGCTCGCGCGCAAGGACCGGATTTGGCAACGACAACCGGGATGGTGCGGCAATTGTTTCTTGGCGTCGCCGTACGAATACGGATTGTGCGCGACCATGTTTTGACAGTGTTTGCAAACGCGGCCGTCGTTGGCGGTCACGATCTTAACGAGGTCGGTGTCCTTGTATCGTTTTTTCCAGGATCGGCGCACACCCTTGAGGACGACGACCTCGTCGGGATGCAATTTTTCGATATCGGCGAGGAGCGCGTCGGTCAGGAATTGCTTAATCTTGTCGAGCGAGGGCTCGATCGTAATATTAAACGTCGACTTTTCCGGCACGGCTCAAGCCTCGTAACGGGTAAAGCTCGACAAGATATCGGCGGCCGCGCGTTGCGCCGGCGTGCCGTGGCCGGAGCCGCCGGTCGAGCGCGCCAGCAAATTAGGATCGAAATAAATGATGCGGCTTTCCTTGTGTCCGATCATGCGGACGGTCGCGTCGCCGCGCACGCTCGCGTAATACGCCTCGCGCATGAGCATGATCGCGGCTTGCTTCAAGGCCGGCGGCGCCTCGTCGGGCAAGTGATAGCCGCCGGAATAATTGACGATCGTTTGCTCGACGTAATTGCCGCTCGGCAACGTGAGCTTGCCCCATAGTGAGTCGAGCAAGAGGCCGTTGGGATAGGTGAGCGCGGCGGCGCCGCTCGTGATCGCAGTAATGCCGGTTGAGTTTTGCGGGATCGGATAGCGCGCCAGGAATAGCCGGTTTTTATTGTCGGTCGACAATTCGGTAAACGTCTCGACGACCGTCTCGTAACCGAATACGCGACCACAATAGGCGGCGATCTCGTCGGAGACGCGGGTAATCAATTCGGCAAGCATCTCGTCGCTTGCCGTCGCCGTGATATTGAGCGCGCGCTTGAGCTCGGCGAGCGTAATGAGGTCGATCGACGACGCCGGCGTCGTAACGACGATGGTCGATTGCATCTAGCCGACCTCGGCCTGGTATTGCTCGAATAGCGCGCGCAACGGGATCGCCGGCCCGAGGTTGCCGTCGCTCATAACCGGCGTGAGCGTGTATTCCTTGCGGTCAAGTTTCCAACCGGCGAGCTCGCGACCAGGCGCGCCGGCCTGGCCTGGTTGACCGCGCTCGCCGCGTTCGCCTCTTTCACCGCGCCGGCCGCTCGGCCCGGCCTTCCAATCGGGACCAGGGCAAGGACCGGGCGCGTCCTTGCGCGCGATGAACCAGGTCGCATTGAGCGTGACGACGTCGAGCTCAAGATAAGATTCGGTCGGGTCGTAAGTATCGCGGATCGTAAACGATCGGCCGTCTAGGCCGCGTTGTCCGTCGACGCCGTCTTTTCCGTTGCTGCCGTCGACTCCTCGATCGCCTGGATTGCCGTCGGCGCCGGGCGCGCCCGTTTCGCCTTGCTCGCCTTTTTCGCCCGTTTCACCGCGCGCGCCTTGATCGCCTTTTTCGCCTTGGATCGTCTCGCCTTTGTCGCCTTGCTCGCCTTTTTCGCCTTTTTCACCTGGTCCCCCCTTCTCGCCGTCGCGCAAGGTCGCGAGGCGGTTGCGGATTTCCTGCTCTAGCTTGTGCAAGCGGAGCTCGTGCTCGGCCTCGCGTTGGCCGAGCTCGGCGAGCTTGCGCGCGAGCAAAAGGTCGCGCTCGCGCTCGGCCTGGCCGGCGACCGCCGCGAGCTCCTCGACAATCAAGTCGAGGTCAACCGGCGAGCCGATTAAGCCTATGGTGCGCGCGGATGTTTCGGCGGATGCGTTTTCGGTCGGCATCGCTCAAGCCCTCGCTTTGTCCATTTCCCGGCGCCGGCGCGGCCGGCGGCGCACCTGGTCCCGGTGCCGCCGGTATCTTTTCCGCGGCCGACAACGGGACGACTTGTTGCTGGACGCGCGGCTCTTTGCCGTATCCGCCGGGAACCTTGGCGTAACCCTCAAGCGCGCGCGCCTCGTCGGGCGCCAGGATACCGCCTTGCACCGCGCGCGCGAGGCCCTCGATCCGGTCCTTAAAGGCCGAGCGCAAGAGCGCCGCGGTATCAAATTCGACGTATTCGTACG